ATAATACCACAGAATGATCCTTCCGTCAAAGAATCATATTCTTCTATTTTAATTATTAACCCAATCTCTGCGAAGTCCTCAGCAGTCGGGGTCTGTCCATAGAATGTAAATATTCCATCATCACCCTCAACCCTGCCTCGGAGACTCTCGATTCTTAACTCTTCAGCTATAAACATCATTGACATTAAATTGGCAAATGAATTGCCCAATGATGTACACATCTCTCCTGACATTCGCGTTGCATCTAATATCATTGTAAATTTATTCCTAAATTGACAATGATTTTGACCTGAGAGAGCATGGGATACTATTTTATACCATTCTTGATCCTCTATCTCTGTAGTCATATATTGATACAACTGGAACTCTACAACTTCCATGAATTCTTTAGTAAATAAAGATTCAAAAGCTGTATAATCCGTTCCAATAATCTTGCAATTTTCTTGTGTTAGTTCTCTCTTAATTTGTTCCACTCTCTGGTCCATGGGAGTATGTTTAATAAATTCATCTTTGGCAAACAGTTCCTTCTCAATCAATTTAAATATTGGTCCAACTCGTATTTTAAAAGCATCTGTGCGAGAATTAATCGCACGTGCGGGCTTATAAGTTGGATAAGTTTCATCTTTTTGAAAAGAATTTACTTTACAGTATTTTTGCACTTTTTCAGTGCAAACACTTTTCTGTGTAACTTCTGTTTGCGTCTCCTCATAGACTTTGCGGAACGCTTCTTTTTTCCAGAAAGGATAAGGTGTCCCACTGATCCAAGTTTCAAAACTCGTATCTGTATCAGCGGACAATGGAGTCATATTGTTCTCCAACCATTTTCGCACGAATTTGCGGAGCCTTTCCATCTTCGCTCTATTTGGCTTAGGAGGCTCTCTGGCAAATCGTCGACACGCACCATCTAACATGGTGTCCAGATCAGATGGATCTGGATGCGGATTTGCCGCTCCAAGTACATGACATCCGAGACTAGCTCTTACTACTGGCCTCGTGTTTGTTTCGACTCTATACTCACTCATCTCGATTTTAGTGTTGTCCTTCACACTAGGAGGTATAGGTAGAGTCACTTCTGAGCTTCGATAACCGAAGCTTACTGTTTTGGTTTCGTCGTGTCTTGGCATCTGGTAAAATCCACCCCGGATTTTAATTGTCTACGTTGCCAAAAATAACATTTTGCAATGTTATTGGCAAAGACAATCGTATCATTCCGGGGGAAATAACCATGTAATACACTGTATCTATCTTCATTTACTTTAGACACAGTTTTAGCGGCTTGAGTAATCCGATTAAAAATGGCATCTGGTTTCAATGTATAGTTTACATTACTCGCTGTAACT